TAAAAGAAACAAAAGAATATCTTAAATATCAATTAACACAATTAGATTTTGAAAAAGATATAAAAGCAAGAATGTTATGTGCTATGACAATAGTATTATTAGGAGATGATTAAAATGGAATTTATAAAATATGGAGATAAGTATTTAATAAAGAATTCACCTAACATAATAGTTAGTGAAGAAGAAAAGTTAAAACTAGAAAAAAGAGAATTAGTTTTAAAAGATATAGAGGGATGTGAATGTCAAAAAGAAACTACCAAAAAGATCCGAAAAATAAATAAAAAGATTAAAGAGGTAGAAAATGAAGCTATCAAAGAAACAGAATAGTTTAATAAATGATGTATCAGGAACAAAAGAGCAAGAGATATATGTTTTAGGAAGTACTCAAAGTGGTAAAACGTTTGCAATAGCACTTGGAACAATACTTTATGCTAAGAATCTAACAAAAGATTATCCAGATGAAGAATTTGATGGAGCAATAGTAGGTTGGAGTGTTGCAACAATGAAAAAAAATATCTTAGATGTAATGTTGAATTTCTTTAAAATGCAAGGAACACCATTAAGCAAAAATAAAGACTGGAAATGGGGAAATAGTGAGAAATGGATAAAGTTATATAATATCACATTTACGTTTTTTCCTTTTAATAATGTTTTATCATTCAACAACATAGTAGGTAGACCATTAATATATATATGGGTAGATGAATCCGCAAGAATATATACACAGAAGTTATTACAAGAACAATTTAATCAATTTCCAGGTAGACAAATGAGTTATGCAAATAATCCATATTTAAAAACAGTGCATTCATTTAACGTAGAAGGTGGAGAAAATCACGATTATAAGTTAGATTACCTAGACAAGAAATTAGATAAAAAGAATTACACGTTTTTCCCGTATGATAATCCAAAGATAAATACAAAAGAAGCATTAAAGAAAGTAATAGAGTTATTTCCAAAAGGAAGTTTAAGAAATCAAAAAGTATTTTGTAAATGGGAAACTGGTCAGGGCAGAGTATTTAATGAAATAAATGTAATAGATAGTTTAGAAGATTATGCATTTAGAGAAATAGGTATAGGAATAGATTATGGATCTAAAAATGCAACTACATTTGTACCAATAGCATTAGCACAAAATCGTAAAACTTTTAAATGGCATTTAATTAGATTAGAAATATATTATCATAACTCACGTGAACTAGGAGATACACCGACAACTGAATATTATTCAAAACAATTAAGGTTATTTCTGGAATATTTAAAACTAACATATCAGCATGTACCAATAACAGTTATAGTAATAGACAGTGAGGCAACACATTATCATAATAGATTAATAGCAGATAATATACCTCATGAATTAGCAAAAAAAGGAGCAGGTTCAGTAAACGAGGGAGTGCAACATTTACAAAGTTTAATATATAAAGGATATTTTCTTATTTTAAAAAGACCAAGTATAAAGCATATACATGATAATATGACAATGGAGTATACTGGTAAAGATAATGGAATTATAGAGTTCGAAAGTTATCAGTATGACACAGTAAGAAGTCAAAAAGAAGGAATAGACTGTTATAAGAAAGACAACGACCATTGTTTAACTGGTGATACTTTAATTAAAACAAATAAAGGAGATATACCAATAAAAGATTTAGTAAATACCAAAGGAAAAGTATATTGCTATAATGGAGAAAATTTTGTATTAAGAAATTATGATAATTGTAAGATAACACAAAGAAACGTAGATATATACGAGTTAGAACTTTCTAACGGATACAAGATAAAAGGAACGTATGACCATCCAATTTTAACAACAAAAGGATATGTTATGTTAGGGGAAGTCAAAGATAATGTAATATGCTATAAAAAGTTCAGAAAAGTTCAGATATGTTCGGTTAAAGCAATAAGGAAGTTGGGTAAAGAAGATACATACAATATGGAAGTAGAAGAATATCATAATTTTATAGCAAATGGAATAGTAGTACATAATTCAATAGATGCTCAAAGGTATCTTTTAGCAGAATGGGTAGAACAAGGAAAATGTCCACAAGTATAGGAGGAATAAATGCAATTACGTTGTAAAAGTAGTAATAGATTTTTAATGAATATAAATATAGAAGAATATCATGATAGTTTAAAGAAAATGAAAGTAGATATAAGTTTACCTTTAAAGATAGAAATACCATGTCCAAAATGTAGATTAATTGAAGTATATGAAATTTATCCAAATACATATAAACATATAAAAAGTTATAGATATGAAAGGAAACAATAATGGATATAATAGAACAAGCTAGAATAATCATAGGTCAATTAAATTCATTAGATAATTATACTTCAAATTTAACAAATGAATTAAGTATGTTAGATGAAAAAACATCAGATTTATTGCATTTAATAGAAAATAATAAAATGAAAGCCTCGGCATGTTGTAAAATAGTAAAAGAAATAAGAGAAATAAGAATTAAAAGACGTAAAATAAAACAAGATCTGGAAATATCAAGAATATATAATGAACAAAAAAATAAACTAATAACAAAAGAAAATAGAATGTTTTTAATTCAAGAACTAACTAAAAAAGAAAAAAGTTTAAATACAGAATATAAGAATAGACAATATACAGATGAAGAATTAAAAGAGTTATTAAAATAACTTTTTTTATTAAAAGTGTTGACATTATAGTATTATTATGTTATAATATAAGAGTATTAAATGAAAGAGAGGAAATGATTAAAATGAAATATGAAGTTAAAAATTTGAGAAAAAATGAAATTGAGGTTACTTATGAAGAATTAGAAAGAGCAGAAAGTTATATTAAAATAAGTGTAATGTTTTTAAATGAAAGAAAACCTGTAAATGAAAAAAGATGGACAAAAAAAGATTTTCAAATAATAGAGGTTAAATAATGAAAAAAATAACAAATAAAAGATATAAAATATTTATTGAAAAGTTAGGTTATACGGATAAAGAAATATTTGAAAATATAACCAAATTTAATGTTTTATACATGAAATTCACCTCTGATATGGAAGAATTATATTTAAAAGAAAAAGGAATCAAACGAATATGTGATTTTATCGAATTTGACAATTATTGTATAGATTATTTAAACAAAAACGAGGTGAATTATGAAAAAAATAAGTAAAAAAAGCAATGATTTTATAAAAATGTTTTTAACAATGGAAGATATGAATTACATTAGTATAACTAAACATGATTTAAAAATCTTATATAATAGTTACAAAAAAACAATTATAAAAGATTTAGATTTACTAACTTTAGCAGATATGCTAAGAACATTAGATTTAGAAAAAAACACAAAAGAAGATATTAAAAGTGTTTTGAATCTAATTGCAGAAAAAATTGAAGAAATTATTGATAAGGAGGAAAAATAATGGCAAAATTAAATAAAATGTATTATTATACTAAAAAAGAAAAGAAATTAAATTGTTATTATGTAAATATACCAAAAGTATTAGTAGAAAAAATGGGATTGCAAGATAAAGAAGTAGAAATAAAACAAGATGATGATAAAATAATAATAAAAGAAAAAAACAATTGACAATTATGATATACTGTGATATTATTATATAGAGAAGTGCAATAAAGTGTAGTTAGCACGAAAGAGCATATGTCCGAATGGGTGTATGCTTTTTTCATTGAATAAAAGTGGCAAAAGTGGCAAAAAAATTCAATGGAGGTTATATGATAAAAAAAGATAAATGGAAAATATATTTATATTATCAAAATAGATTATTAAAAAAGTTATATGTAGATGATGATTTCAAGCCATTAGATGAAATATATGTAATTAGAGTATGGTTTAAAAAATATCTAGTAGGAACATGGTTTACTAAGGTTGTAGTAAGACCAAAAGCATTAAAGTTTACTGATAATGATAAAAAGCAAGTACACATAGAAGTAGAAATGTTTGGAGGTGTATAATGAGACAGATAATACCAGCATACGATCCATTTCAAGCACCTTATATTGAAGTTAATTCATACGTTAGAGTACCAGGAGCAACAAATGGAAAACCTAACATAGAAAAACGTAAATGTTATAACGTAGCACCAAGTGCAAAAAAGATAGCAACATTTATAGTTAATTCAATATTTGGTAGTGATATAGTAACTCAAACAGAGGGGCTACAAATTGGATGGTTAATGCCGACATTAAAAGAGTGTTTAGAAGAAGGTATATATCAGGGTGAGAGTTTTGTATATATACATAAGTTTGAAAACAAGATTTATTTAGAATGTATCCGTAAAAATGAGATTCACGATTTAATACAAAAATTTGATAAAGTATATTCATGTAAGATAAAACAATGTTATTCAGGAATATTTGAAGATGACGAACAAACATATGAATTAGTCAGAGATATAACAATGGAAGACGGCGTAACGTATATGAATATGTATGCTTATTCAGTAAATAAACGTGGAGAGAAACTTCCTGTAAATATTGAAATGTTTAATCAAAGAACTGGTAGTGATTATATTGATAAGTACATATTACCGTATGAAGTTCTTATAAATGTAGATTTAGGACAAGACTTCTTTAAAGATAGTGAGAAACTTCTTAATGAAGAAATGCTAGTAATAAATACAATAGCAGATGAAATTGAAAAAACAAAAACAAGAATTGTTACAAGTCAACATTATCAAACAGGAGATATCGTAACGAATTGGCAACCTAGCACAACTCATTATGATGTTAAAACTTTAACTGTAGGACAATTACAAGATTATTTTACTTTACTTCCAGGAGATAAAGAACATCAGATATTTGAATTTTTACAAGGCGATATACGAATTGAGCAGTACGTAGCAACATATAAGTTTTATGATTATCAATGCATACAATTAGCAGGATTATCGCCAGCAAGTTTTGGATATGAAAAAGATGCTTATCAAAATGTAGATAACATTAATTTACAAAAGAATGCATCAGACATGACAATAGAAGCTATCAAGACACAGATAGAACCACAAATTAATCGTTTAATTGAAAACATAGTAAAAGCACAACAAAGCGAAGGAATAGAAGAAAATTTACTTCCGCTTGAAATGAGTTGGGATTATGGATTAAATGAGAAGTTTGATGATATGAAAAAACTTCAAGTATTAGGAAGAATCCAAGGAGTTATGAGTATTCCTTATTCAATGCGTAGCAAAATAGTATTACCAATACTTAATAAATTAATCACCGAAGGAATAGACCAAAAAGAGATAGACGAGTTAATAAAAGAACATCAAGCAGAAGAAAAAGATATAAACATAGAGTTTGGTGAAGTTTAATGTATGAAGAAGATGAATATGGAATAGAAATTTCCCAAGAAATAAAAGATGACGTTCACGAGTACAAAAAGAAAACAACAAAGTTTATGGATAAAGTTAAAATAGCATTCTTTGTTTATTTGATAGCAAAAAAAGGAGTAGACCTTTATTCTAAACGAGTAGATAAAGAGTATCGAGTATATATAAAAGACATAGATAAGTTAGTTAAATCGTCAATGAAAAAGTTTAATATAAAAGACGTAGACACAGAAGCAGTAAAAGACATTATGGAACGATTTAAGATAGATAGAAACAGTACAAAGACAGAGGA